CTCTTCTACCTCTTCCTCTTCTACCTCCTCCTCTTCTTCCTCCTCCTCTTCTTCCTCCTCCTCTTCTTCTTCCTCTTCTTCCTCCTCTTCATCTGTTCTACCTTTACCGCAACAACTATCATTAGCACTATATAGCTTTGATTTACACCCTAAACATGTAGGAAGGCAATCATGACATACCCAAATTTCATTTGGACCATAATCACCTCCTTGTCCAAAACATTCCTCACATACATTTTCGGCATCACATAATTCACAATTATTTAATCCTTGCACTGTTAAACAGCGTTCACATTTAAATTCTTCCTCATTTATTTCTTCTTCTTCTGGCTTAACTTCATCTGATTTGATGGTTGGAAATGTAGGAGAATTTTCTTCTTCTTCCTCTTCCTCTTCGTTTTCTGTTCCAGAATTATTAGAAGATCCAACTAAACGAGTTTCACCGTCATCTGTATAAGTTACATCAGTTTCAGTAATAGTAACTGTTCTAGTTACAGAACAAGACCCCCCAGGAAGAATGGCCGGTTTAGCATCTTGTTCCTCTTCAGAATCAGAGTCCGAATCGGAATCGGATTCAGAATTTTCCTCTTTTAATGGTTTAGTTTCTAAATAAGATTTAATATCATCTCTTGTTTTACAACAACATTCACATGCAGATTTTTCATTAATTTCTAGAGTAATAGAATTATCTTTTAAATTACTATAATCAGAATGTAATTTATCTAATTTATTATTAATATTACTAAAATTCATTTCTACTTGTAGAACATTATTTTTATAGGATGATATTTCTTCTTTTAAAACTTTCATTTCATCTCTAAGAGTTTTATTTTCTTGTGCAATTTGTTTAATAAATGTTAAAATAAAATCATTATTGTGAACTTTTTTAGAGAATTTTTCTTCAATATTTTGGAAATGCCTACTTGTAATAGACTGTATATCATTATTCAATTGAATTAAATTTAATTCTGGATTTGTAAATTCACCAATATTCATGTATGATTTTTATAGTATAATTGTGTTTAATATGATTTAAAAAATATATAATGAGAAAATATATATGGATTTGAGCAATTCCCTCGTGTCCCAAAATGTAATCGTAGACCCCAGTCATAATGAAATACTTAGGCAAAAATATATTCAACAAAAACAGGACTATATAAACAGAATAAAAGTAGAATCTGTGAATATGATTTGTAGGCAAACAGACTATACTGAAGAGGAAGCTAGAGAGAAATTAGAGAAAAATAATTACAATTATCAGATAGTATTAAATGAATATTTTGGAATAAAAGAACCTCCCAAAAAGGAACAATCAACAAATCAGCAGATTTACGGAGAAATAAGAAATTTAATGGATACTGGCGCAAAAAGATTTAGAGAAGAACAAGAACGAGCAAAAGCATATCAAGAATATATCGAAAAACAAAAGAAATCTGAATAAATTAAATTATTTAACTTCAATAAAAATAATTTAATTTTTATTAATTCCAAAATTATCTAATATAGAGGTTTTTTTATTATTTGTTGTCTTTCGTTTTAATTTAAAGGATGAATTAGAGGGAATTGTTTTTTTATTTAATATAAAATCCGAGTTATCTTCATACAATTCGGGAAATACATTTGATAATGGCTTTTCAACCACAATTAATAATTGTTCATTATTAAATAAATCTCTATACTCATTTATAGATAATGTTCCGTAATATTTATCTAATAAATAAAATGGGTTGGGGGCAGGTTTAATATTTTTGTTATAATTGTAAATTTTACCATACACATGGTTTAATAATTGATATCGTTCAAATTTAATTGAAGAATCGATTTTCTCATTCATTAAATGGGCAGTTGCACATTGAGGGCTACAAAAACATCCATATACTTGGTATGAATTTTTAAACTCATTTTTAGGAATAAAAATAGGCGGATTATCAAAATCATATGTGCACCAAAAACATGCTGATCTCTTATCAGAAATGTCATTTTTATGTAATTTTAATTTTAAATTATTTAGCTTTTTCCAAATAACTTTAATATCGTTATCTCCATCATCATCATTATCATTACTTTCATCGACATTATATTCATCGTTACTTTCATTATATTGTTTAAAATTAGTATCATGATTAATAAAAAAATCAGATTTTTTATTTTCAAAATTATAACTTTGAATAGTTTCAATATTAGGATTATATTTTAAAGAACTATGTGGTGCATCACTTATATCCTTAAGTGAACATTTAAGATGTAATATTATGTTAGGTTCATTATTATCCTTATTTTCTAAGGTAATATTTTGTTGAATAATTTTTCCTCCTTTTGGTTTTCTTCCCCTCTTTTTAGGGACAGGTTTAGTTTCTTCTGCAACTATAGGCTCAATTGATTCTTCTTGATGAACTACAGCTTTTTTTCTACCCCTTTTCTTCTTTTCAGGTTGTTGATTACTACTCATATACTTAATCATCTAACATTTAATTTAAATAGTTTTGTTTTATTGTTTTTTTAAATAGCAATTTCGACATAAAGGAATGTAAATATCTTTGCTTCCAATTACAATTTGTTCTTTTTCTTGGATAATTCTATGACTAAATATTGCCTTGTCATTGCAATCATTACATCTAGCATGCAATTTTTCAACTGTATCGCAAAAGGGAATAAGATCTAGTATATTACCAAATTTTTGTCTTTGAAAATCTCCATCTAAACCAAAAATACATACCTTTTTTCCAAAATTTTCAACTAGTTCTATGCATTTAATTAAATCAGTAAAGAATTGAGCTTCATCTATAAGAATAGTATTACAAGACTTTAAAACAATATTCTGTTCTTTTATAAAATTTTCAATAGAATTATATTTTAAACATTGAATTTTATCAAGATTATGTGTGCTTAATTCTTCTTTAGAATATCTATCTTCTTTACTATGTGTTAAAACAATTACATGTTCATCATTTTGTATACCATCATTAAAACACTGAATTAATTTTGTAGATTTGCCAGCAAACATAGAGCCAATATATATATGTAAACTACCCATGTTAAATTGGTTCATACTAGTCGAAGGTTGGTTTCCCATTAATATATTATTAATATTCAATTTTATTTAAATAAAACTAATTATATTTAAATAATAATGAGCAATAATTTTACACCATGGGTAGAAAAATATAGACCGACTTCTTTTAATGACATAGTATTTGATCCTCTAAATAAACAATTACTTCAAAATATTATAACCAATAAAAGTTTTCCAAATTTATTATTTTATGGTCCACCTGGAACTGGTAAGACTACCAGCATAATTAATTTGATTAATGCGTACCAAGATTCTCCAAATTGTAAAAATTTAATGATTCATTTGAACGCTTCGGATGAAAGAGGAATAGATATAATAAGAAATCAAATAAATAGTTTTGTAAACTCAAAAAGTTTATTTAATGATGGAATGAAATTTGTGATTTTAGATGAAGTAGATTATATGACTAAAAATGCACAAATAGCATTAAAATACTTACTTCAATCTTATAAATCAAAGGTAAGATTTTGTTTAATATGTAATTATATAAGTAGAATCGACGAAGCGTTACAGAATGAATTTGTGCGTTTAAGATTTAATCAGCTTCCTCAGGATGAAATAATTAATTTTTTAAGAAATATTAACCAATCAGAAAATCTTAATTACACGGCAGAAGCATTGTTATCTATTCAAAAACTTTTTAATTCTGATATAAGAAGTATGATTAATTATATGCAATCAAATGAAAGATTAATATCAAATAAAAAAATTATAAAAAACGAACTATGGATAGACTTGATAGATAAAATTAAAAACAATGATTATAAAAAAAATATAGAATACATAAATAACTTAACAATTGAATATAATATTGAAAAAAAAAATATAATAAAAAATTTTTTAAATTTTATTATACGAGAAAAGAAGGAACATGTTTCCACTGAATTTTTATTATTTATTGAAAATGTGATGCATATTCCAGATTTAAATATAGAATTTATGTTACCTCATACTTTAATTAAGTTGAATAAATTTTTTACACAAAACTAGTGTATCTAATTTCTTCTTGTGAATTTTCATTTTTAATTGATTTTCTATTTATTTCTAATATTTTTTCTTCTTTGGTATTTTTATCCGTGAAATTAGTATATGTGCTGCTAATAATTTTTTGTATTTTTTTATTTTGTATATTATGTAATATATCTATTAGTCTGGATTCCAACTTACTATCAAATATTTTATGATGAGTTTTATCTGTAGTACCTAAAGGAATCTTACTTATTTTTCCATTATCATCCATTATATTTGTTATATAATTAATTAAATTAGATTGAGTTTCATTATTTACATCAATTTTCGGACAATGATAAAATACAGTATTGGTTGGAATATTTAAACAATCATAATCAATATTAGAATAAATATTTTTTGCAAAATGGTCATTAAATAAACAACAACTAATAACATAAGCAAAATTTTCAGCAAAATGTTCCTTCATATGACCATTAGAAGTTAAAATAGGAAAATGTAATTCTTCTAATTCCATACTTATTCTACAAGCTAATGATTGTCTAAATTGATTAAAGCATTCTCTTTTTAAACTAATAAACCAAGTTTGTATTCCAGAACCAATTGGTATATTTTCTCTAATGTGTTTTTCCATCTTATATAAAATGGAATCAGCTAATTCCAGGCCATAAAGTGTGTTTTTAAAGCACACATAACAACATAAACTACAACGGTTACCCATATTATATGATAATTGAATTTATTTAATACTATTTAAATACATTCAATTTTTTTAATTTTTGAAAGAAAAACTTTTACCATAGGAGTCTTTATTGGATGGACTATAATAATTATCCATTCGTTTCATTAACTTTTCCATAAAGCTATTTGGTGGTGACATTTTGGAGGGATCAATAAAATTGTGATTTAAACTTAACTCCTTACAATTTTCAAAGGATTCAGTTTTTTTAATAGGAACTGGAATTGTTTGTCTTTCATGAATGTAGGAATTCATTTATTTATTATAAATAAAGAAAATAATTGATTCTATTTAAATTAAATAAAATATATTTAAACAAAACAATATAGATACTATTAGTATGGACAATATTGACGATGATTGGGAATCCTTTTTACAAAATGATTATGAATTAGAAATTGAAAATGTGGAAGAAAAATTGCCAAATATTTCTTTGGGTAAAATAGATGAAAATAATATTCCTAAATGTTCAGATATTTACATTTCTACCAAAACCAAAATATCGTATTTAAATAAAAATAATATAAATATTAAAGATATATTTTGGAAAATCCCTATTTTAAATTATAGTATTCCTAAAAATGGTGTTATTAAAAAACAAATTAAATATTCATCTACTTCTCCTGAAGAAGTTCAATATATTGAAGATCAATTAAAAGATATATCTTGTTATGAACAACAGATAATAGAACACATAGAAAACCCAGAAGGAAGAATAAAATATAAAGACCAAAGAAAGATAAGTATTGGTGTTTGTAAAAAGGATTTATTAAGTTATAGAAGTAAGAAAAAAAGGGCTTTCTTTAATTGTTTTGTATTGATTTTAAGAATAAAAGAAAAGGATGAATTTAAAGAAATGCATGTAAAGGTGTTTAATACAGGAAAATTAGAAATACCAGGAATACAAACCGAAGAAATGTTATGTTTGTTACTGGATTCTTTGATTAATGTATTAAAACCATTTTTAGGAAACGATTTAAATTATGACCCGTCAAAAACAGAAACAGTATTAATAAATTCCAATTTTAATTGTGGATATTTTATTGATAGAGATAAGCTTCATGATATTTTAAAATATAAATATAGAATTAATAGTAATTTCGATGCATGTTCTTATCCAGGGATTCAATGTAAATTTTATTATGATAAAACAGTAATAGGTGAACAAGATGGTCAACAACCAAAACATAAAGATTATTATGAAGTATCATTTATGATATTCAGAACGGGAAGTGTATTAGTAGTAGGAAGATGTGATGAGTCATCATTGGAATATATTTATAGGTTTTTAAAAAATATATTAGAATCAGAATATCAATCTATAATTTCCTCCTCGATTGATAATAAATCGACCTTAAACAAGAACAGGAAAAAGAAAATAAGAAAAAAGATATTATGTTTTGATTAATTGATTAAATAGTTAACAATTTTACAGGTAGAATAACATTCTAATTTTTCAGTAGTATTTTCCTTATCAATTTGGGCTTTAATATTTTCAATAGATATATTTTTTTTGTTAAATTTTTTGGTAATAAAATCTATTATATGTAAATAATTATTTTTAATAAAGTTCTTTTGATAATGTTTATTTAATAATTCAATTATATTTAATAATTTTAACAATTTTTCTTCAAAACACTTATCTGATATTTTAAATTGTATAAGTGATTCCACTATTTTATAAAATTTTGTAAATACTGTCTTTTGAAGATTGGGTAAAAAATTTTCATTAAAATCGGCGAATTCAATAAATTGATTAATTATACAGTTATAAACATTAATAAACAAACTTAGTTTTTTTAATCTATTTTTTGTTTCCTCTGATTCTTCATATTCTTTTCTGTAATCATGGTTAACATCAAATATAGTTTTTTTATAAATAAATAATGTAGCATCTTTAGAATTTAATTTTAAAAAACTATGATTATCATCCCCTATTTGACCAATAAATTCAATATAATATAATATTGATTTTTGTGTATGATAAATTGTTAAATCCAGATTTTTCGTATATAATAATAAAAAATTATAAATATAACATGTGTTTTTTATAGCTGTTATTAAAATATATTTTAAATATAATTCTTTTTGTATAAAAATATTATCTGTTGCATGTTCAATTAGTTCATGAATCAGTCCAATATATTTCAGAAATAAAACACATTCATTTTGCTCTATTTTTGAATTATAATTTTCAATATTATTTAAAATATTATTTTTCATTGTATTAAATATCTATATTAAAAATGAATTTATTTTACTTATAATATATTTTTAATAAATATAAGTATTTAAAGAATATATTATAATTCTTTAATATAAATGAGTGCTTTAACTGAATCCTCGGAGCAACAATATAGAATGCCATCCGCTACTTGCTTAACACACGCTTTTAAACTTGCCATTGTTGAAGATAAAGAAATTAAATCTGACTATTGGACTGACTCTTTAGATAAAAAGGTTATTATTGGGGTCAAAGGAAATCAAGAAAAACTACTGGTAAAAAGTGAGGATGAATACACCAGTCCTATTGCTAAAATTTACAAGGTAGAAAAAGAATATATTATTGTTACAGAAAATTCAATTTATTTGGTTTCTGCTGAAATAGATTCTAGTAGAATCTCATAAATATTTATTTAATTCATTAACAATTTAATTTAATAAATTAAATAATCTAATATATAATTATATGAGTAATAATAATTATAAACCTGGTGGTCAAAGACGATTAATTTTTACTGGAAATGTCGATACTAGTTTATTTAATAAATATAAACCTGGTCAAGGGGTAGGGGGATTAAATGCATCTGTCCGAAGGGCCAAATATAGAAAGGCATATAGTCCTACCTTGACTATGACGCAATTACAAGAGGATTATAAAATTAGACAAGCTGGAGGAACAATTCCAAGATCCACACCACTTTGTGGATGTAATTTTTCTACTAATCCCTCTAATTTAGCTTTCCCTTATTAACAAACATTTTTTTTATATATTTATATAAATGGATAAATCAATATATAAAAGCGCTTTGACCTCTTTAATTATTCAACTAATTATTGGTATATTATCTCTCTACGGATTATCCATCAAGTTAGAAAATAACCAACATATTTTAAATGAGATATTATTATTAGAAACAATTGTTCAATTCATTGAATTTACATTTTATATTTGGTTAGTGTTTAACTTTGCCAATATTAAAGTGAATGTATCCCTTATCCGTTATTTTGATTGGATGTTGACTACCCCTACTATGTTATTTTCAATGATTTGTTTTTTTATTTATCAAAACCATAAATCCGAACTATTATCCTTAAAATCCATATTTTTTGATAATTTAAATATATTATCCTTGATATTTAGCCTTAACGCATTTATGCTCATTTTAGGATTCCTAGGAGAAATAAATATAATTAAAAAATATTTGGCCACTATTTTAGGTTTCTTTGGACTTATTGGGTCTTATTATTTAATTTATACTAATTTTGTGGGAGACAATTTAATTAATAATTATTTATTTTGGTTTAATTTTATGTTATGGTCTCTTTATGGCGTAGCCTATATGTTATCTTTTAAAAATAAGAATATATTTTACAATATATTAGATGTATTTGCCAAAAATATTAATGGATTACTCATTTTAAGTTATATTTTATATGTTAAATATTATTAAAAAAGATAATACATATTTATATATAAATGAATTTTTATTGGAAAATACATAATTTTATATTGAGATATTTTGTTTTTATTTGTCTTTATATTGAGGAACATAAACTTGATATGCCTCTTGAAGATATTATGAAATCTGAAAATTAAACAATTATAAACTATTATTTATAATTGTTTTTTACACCCGTCGGGAATCGAACCCGAAGCAATTCCTTGGAAGGGAACTATGTTACCACTACACCACGAGTGTCCACGACAACCGCTGGATTCGAACCAACGCGGGAATTTCCCAGAAGATTTCTAGTCTTCCGCCTTAACCACTCGGCCAGGTTGCCTTCCAATATAAATACTTTTTTTGTCTTTAAATTATTTTAAAACTTAAATATATATGATTTCTAATCAACAATTAATTTTATTTTTTGTTATTATGGCTTTTACTGAAATTACTGCTCAATTTCTTCTTAAAAAAGGCGCTGATCATAAGTCTCATTTTAACATTTATTT